AATCGGCCACCTGTAACTGGCTTCTCCATGATTATAATATAGCCTAATCCGTTTGGTCCATCGTAAGTGTGAACAGATACATCTTCTGTGATATCTCCCAGAGCTATACCTTTTGTTTCCCATGAATCATGGTCAGATACTTTTGCAGTACTATCATCTCTGGTCTTTGCCCCTTGCCAATATGATTTACTTGCGGCCAACTCTTCAGATTGCTTAGTATCAATAGTAGTAACAAGCGAATCGAGTGCTGCCGATGTTTTAGGTTCTACTGGGAGCATAAATATGGGGATTAAGATACGTCTACAACTGCGACTGAAATCCATCCATCGACATCACCTCCTGTGATATCAACTTCAAGGTCTTTGTCTGTTGCTAGTTTCCATATAGGCATTGCGAAGTTCCCTGAAGGGGATACTGCTGCACCTCCATACTGTGCGAACTCCATGATTCCAGATAGAGCTGTATCGTCTTCGTCTTGAAAGCTAACCGTTTGTCCATCTGCATCACCACAAGTGAATGTGTATCCATATACCCATATCTGCTTGTTTGCGGCAGAAGAAGCCAGAACTTGGTTTGCACCAGTCGTTAGGTTTATGGCTACTTGTGTATATGAGTCTACCGATGGTCCTGTGGATGATTCTGGTCCATTGATAGAGTCGTTTGTGATACTCGTCACATCGACATCTCCAATGTCTACACCTGAGTTAGCTGCCAGCTTACCAATCGCTGCGCTACCAGCGGGTAAAGAACCAACCACATCAACTTGTAATTCATTTCCAGACGATATTGAGTTATCTAACAAAGCGAGAGAAGCAGCAATTGCATCTAATACTGCATTATCAGTAGCACCAAGGTCAGCAGTAACAGTACCATCTATTGTTATTGAGTTACCACCATCGGAGATATGCAAAGCACCATCTGTATCACAAGCCAAGGCTGCTGAATCATTAGCATTGACAGATTGTGTACCTGCAAATCCCATCATCATCACTCCTGAACCTGAACCCAGTGAGAACGCTGCATCATCTACAGAAACAATGTTGTCTATCAGTTGCAGGGCCGTAAGAGCTGAACCATCTACTTGCACAGCAAATGTACCTGCGTTGGTTACGTTTGCAGAGACAAGGTCTACTTGCATCTCACTACCAGAGATTGCATTGTCTAAAGTCTCCACAGCCGTCTTTATGGCTGTAGTGTCTGCAAGGATTGCATCTGAGTTAAAGTCCTGAGTCCAGAGCGCACCTTCAGCTGTACCTCTCATTCCAATCCAGTCTGCTTCTGCTGGTGTCACTGTTGTAAGTGCATCATCCCTTTCCATCAGTGTAGCCGTACCAACTATAGGGTTAGCTGTAGCTACATCCTCTGTGTACTCCGTTCCTCCACCTCCTCCAGAAACAATGTCTACCTGCATCTCACTACCGGATACTGCGCCCGCGATAGTGCCAAGGTTGGTATCCATTGCTGCTGTATCGGCAAGTATGGCTGTAATATTCGTGTCCATATTGGCTGTATCAGCCAAAATAGCCGTTGTGTCGGATAAGATTGCATCACTATTAAAGTCTTGTGTCCATAATGCCCCTTCTGCTGTACCCCTTGCGCCAATCCAATCTCCCTCAGCAGGAGTAACAGACGTAAGAGCGTCATCACGCTCCATCATAAGCGTCGGACCAACTATTGTAGAAGGTGTAGCGGCGTCTTCATTGTATTCAGTCGCGCCGGTAGAACCAGCTACTACGTTTACTTGTAATGCGTTGTTACTCGTATCCCAAACATCTTTGAGAACGAATCGCGCCAAGCTATTTATATCGTTGGGGTTGGAAGCCATAGTCTATTGGGGAATTATACAGGGGATTACTGTTTTACGATGCGCAAGCTAATTCGCAGGAGAAAATAAGGGAGTGTAATTGGCGTTATCCAAATCTCTGAAGAGACGAGTGGAACGGTTGAAGCTTTGTCTGTCTGGTAGTGCCTCTTTTCTCATATCAAATAACACCTTTTGGTTAGTGCGTCCATGTTGTACACCGTAACGTACTAGCAATTCTGTCAACTCATTTACAGATGATGGCTTATGCCCGAAGAGTTTGATCTTCGCTGCGGTGTTGATGTTGGTGAGGACCTGGCCCATCTCCTTTGCTTTCTTTTCCGGGGTAAGCGCCTGGAACTGTGGAGTATCAAATACCATCTCATACATTGCTTTTGTATCTGCGCCAACCATGTGCTGATATTCAGATATTTCTCGACCTTTAAGCTTCCGGTTTACGGGACCGTCCGGACCACCAGAAATCTTAATAGACCGTTGTACGACACGAGGCATGTGCGCTGCGTCGCCAGTCACTTCATAGAGGCTCATAAGCTCTTCCATGCCTGGGTTCTTTTTGTACTCGGATACCATAGCTGGATTAATGAATACATCAACGAGGAAGAGTCCGAGGTTTTTGTCTGCGGAGCTGAAAGTCTTTATCTCTTTGCCAAGAGTAGATGACTTTTTGGGTAGCCCACTAGACATGTACGGAATCTTTGCCTTCATTCTATTAAGTCCAGTCCGCAATGGTGACGGGTCATACGTCTCTCTGCGTAGATGATTTCCTAATTGGTTTACCTGGCTCATCATCGTAGGTACAAAGGAGGACGCAGCGTTCTCAGAGAGTGTGACCGCAACAGATTCCAACATACCATCAGCATCACGACGGAAAGCTTGTGATAGTCCGCGTAGCAGAGAGTTTCCTTCCAGCGAGCCAAGCCCTTGGGCGGTACCCCTTAAGAGATTTTCATATACGGCTGTGACTTCTCCGCCACCGTCATACATATCAGCACCCATAGCTAGTGAAACACCTGTTGGCTGTAGCCAGTCATACGTCATCATCTCATCTCCGTCTACGTGCTCATTAGACATCTCTTTATTGAAGCCGCTCATCACGTACCTCTTAAGCGCGTTAAGGTTTATTTGGTAGTCTTTGTACCCAGCGCTCTGCTGCGCGGCTCGTACATTCCTATTCTCATCGAGCTGACCAGTGATGACACCAGCTTCCCTAAGCTTCATACCAATGAACATTAATCCAGAACCAACAGTCGCACGAGAGAAAGATTCTATCACCTCCTTTTGGTCTATAGTCCTTTTAAATAGAGGCTTGGACATCTGCCACAAGGTGTTACCATATCCTGCTGGAGAGTAACGAATAGCCCTATCCAACAGATTACCTGGTACTTTAGGGAACTTGAGAATGAAGTCACCCGGACCAAATTTCAAACCAAGGTTTAATACGTTTTTCTTGAGAGCCACAAAAGCATTAGAGATCGCTGTATCATCCTGAAGAGTTTTGAACAGAGACTCAGCGTAGGCCGTCTCGATCATCTCTTGCGTAGGGACACCATCGAATTTCTTACCAGCGATTATCGCTTGGTTATCCATCGAGTTCTTAAAGGACGCCTTGAATGCAGCTCTATCGAACCCTTTCAATCCAACACCAACAGCTATCTCTCCACCCCTTGCAGTCTTCTCAATAGCTCTTACGAAACCACTAGCAATAGAGTTATTTATCTTGTTACTACCGAATACACCGGGCTTAAATGTACGTCCTTTCTGCATACCCAAAAACTTAGACTTCCCCTTCGCAGTAGGAGTGAGGTCGATACCGTGGTATGCCTCTTCTGAACCTTCAACGAATCCTTCCCAGAAAGCTTTCCACCTCTTACGCATCTGTATAGGAGGACGCTTTGTCTTCACCACATCTTTACCAAGTAGTCTCTGTACTGGATTGACCACACCTCTTTCAGTTAAGAACCCAAGTCTGTCACTCATGTTCTCCATCTTACCGAGGATGCCGTTACCAATAATGTTACGACCAAGAGTCTTGAAGTTACCAAGCATCATCAAAGCGTGTGTTGAACCAACCATATCCCACACCTCTGTTGGTACCATCTCAGCCAAGTCCCTACGGATGATAGCCATAGCAACTTCGCGTGGCCTACCTGTAAGGTTCTGAGCTTTCTTTGCTCTGTCTAGGAACATCTTCTCTTGTGCCTTTGTAAGATTGATACGAGTCTTGATACCACGCTTTTTCAGAGCGTCGTTGGTATTACGTACAGTACGCTGTGCCTCCATCAGTACTCCCGCAGGAGACAACTTATCCCACATAGATGCGGCTTGAATCGCACGACCCTGCTTAGTAAGAGAGTTGCTGACATTCAACGTAATGTTGGCTGCCTCCTGCAAGCTTGCATCATCACCCAACTTATTGAGCTTTTGTACCACTACATCAGCCGCCGCTACATCCACCTCATCCACAGTACGAGTGCTATCCAACAGCCTTGTACGGACTGAATCATAGTCTTTCGCCAACTGGCCCCGCACAGTCTTCGCAGTCTCTTTATTAGATATACTGTTGAATAGGGCGTCGTCTTTCTTATCAAACAGAACTTTTTGCATAGGCTTCTTAGCGTCTGCTGGCTGTTCCAAAGTTCTCTTGAATAGCTTTGAAGTTTTCTTTCCTGGAATATCACTGCTACCACCCTTCGGAGTTGGACCTCCTTTCAAGTGAGCCATACGAGCCTCTTTGAAGAGTGTGTTGTATGTTACTTCCGTTCCATCAATCTCTAAATGTTTCATGGCGTCGAATAGTTCTCCGTTGGTTGGTGGCCGTCCCATGGTTTCTGTGAGGGTCTTAGCCATGCTCTCCATCTGGCTTTGTGCAATCTCCGGGCGTACCTCTTTCAACGCTTTAAGACTCTTCAATCCAAACGCTCCTGTCTCAAAAATTCCACCAAGGCTCATGCCCCAGATAAACTCTTTGACTCCATACTCTTGGCCTGTACCTAATCGGACCGACGATTCAACACCCTCTTCTGCAAGGTTCTGAACCGTTGCTCCATATAAATACGGGTGAGCTGTGGCAAATGACTTGATGCCAGCATGAGTCTGCAAACCCTTCCCAACCCATTTCGCAATTCCACCGTATGTCACAAGCCCACCCGCTAGTTGACCTCCTACGCTCGCCACCTTCTCTCCAGTAGACAGTGGGTCTTGCTGATACTGTGCCTGTATAAATGGGTCTTCTCTATCTTGTCCCAAGATTCCAAGAGACATCCCCTCACCAACCCCTTTACTTAATTGAGTCATTGCACCCCGCTCTCTTCGTGGTACCTCGCCTTGGCTGAGCATGTTTTCTATCACCTGTTCTTTGGTCATATCAAATTTCTCCAAAGCCATGTCATTAAGATTGTTTAAATCCTCCAGAACCCTGGAACCCATCCTTCCAAACAGTAATTTATTCTTTGTCTTCGATACAAAGTTGTCACCCGCAAGACCAAATGTATCCATGATGGCGCGAGTGCGCTGAGAAGTTTTCAGATTCTTTTCTACAGCAGACCACTGGTCAGCCGGGACATTCTCTTTTAGTCGTGCAAGCGTTCGCTCATCTGCGATGTCGTGCATCTTATGTTTGAATAGCAGCTCCTTACCTTTACCAAAAAGTATTGCGTCATCAGCTTTACTTACAAACTCTTTACCAACACCCTTTACCACTTTACCGACAGTCAGTTTTGGCTTAGCAGGAGTGCTTTGCTGTTGCCTTTTCTTCATCTCAGCCTCTTTTTTCTTACGCTCTTTCTCCATTTCCTCTTCCACTTCAGCAGTGATACGAGTCATCACATCCGCGTCGGTTTCTGCGCCGAAGAGATTTTGATTAAAGTGGTTTGGAGCTGGAGAGAAAAGCTGTCCTCCGCCTTGTGGTGCTTGCCGGCTCTTGCTGAAAAGGTTGGCCATAAGGTTTATTCGTCGTCGTCGGAATTAAATTTCGTTGGTGGTACTTGCTGTGGGATTCCTCCGCCATCGTCGTATGGTGGGTAGAATTGCTTGGCGGACTGTAGACCAGCGTAAGGGTCTCCATAGATTGGGTCTATGTCCCCTCTGCTCTGTCGCAAATTGGGGTCTTCAAGCGCGTTACGGTTGGTAATATTTGGTCGTGTCTGCATACGGAGCCAGAACTCTGCCTTGTCCTTATCTGGCAATGACCCAAGAATAGTCTCTACTGGAATCTTACTTGATCGAGCTATATCTACTGCGGCATCAAGCTGCTCTTTTGTTGATGAGGCAATACCCTTCGCATCAGCTTTCCTGCGTAAGCGAGCAAGCTCTTCTTTAGCTTTCTCTACTGTAAGGTTCATCATCGCTTTCGTCTCTCTGTCAGCACCGATGCCATCAAGCATATTACCCAAATTAGTAAGCATACTCACACGGTTTGTGAACGCGGTCTCCTTAGCACGGATGTCTCCAATCTCTTCGGATACCCGACCCTCAATCTTTAGTTTACGTTTGCTACGTATCTCTAACAAATTATCCACAGTATCGCCAAACATCTGTAGGCGCCTCGCTACCACAGCCCTGCGCTGTGAAGGTGGTAAGCTTCGTAGTTTTTGGTTTAGTAATGTTTTAGAGACAAGGCCCTGGCGTGTCACCTCCTTAATACGTGTATCAATATCAGTGTACGGGTCCATGTCCGCAATAATCTTATTACGGATGATGTTTGTGTCCGCAGCCTCTAGCTCACCCGCGCGAGCATATTGATCTTGGAATCCCTTAAGAATATCAAGGCGTGCATTTGCTACTGGGTCATTAATACCACTCAAATCTTGCTGCTCTCCAGGCTTCGTAGAAACGATAGGCACTGGAGCATCTAATCCTCTTAATGTAGATGAGCCAATAATTCCAGCTTTTGGAGTAGTGTCTTTAGTCGGACCACCGCGCCGTACATTAAAAGCTTTAGATCGCGCAGCAGCTAAGAAGTTTTTGCTACCCGCTTGAGTCGCAATTTCTTTTGCATCCAGGAAGTCTGATGCGGCGCTCTCCATCGAGAAGCCGAATGTGTTGCCGGTGGAGGGTTGGGTTGAATTAGGCATAATTATCTTTTGCGGGAATTGGCAGCTATACGTGCGGCACGTCTCTTTGCTACTGCTGATTGTAGCCTACTAACTGATTGCCTCGTCGGTGTCGTATGCTTAGTATTACGAACGGTGGGGGTCGATACGCGCCTTACTTGAATTTGCGCTTTCGGTGGAGCCGCTTTAATGTTGTAAGTGGTCGTACTTTTACGGATATTGGGGGTCGTACTTCTTCGCACAGATGATGAACGTGAGCTAGTTGGCGGAGCTGTTGGGGTGGACCGATATGTTGGCAAGCGTTCCTCTATTGGGATTTTTGCCAAACGATCTGCTCTTCGTTGAGCCACGTTATTTTGAAGGTTGGTAAGATTTTCTTCAGCAGTACCACCTCTAGCTCCTTGAGAATCACGCGGCTTTTTCCCCTCACTCTCATCTGTTTGGTCTTCCGTAAAGTCTGGAATAGATGCTTGGTCACCCTGGTTGAGATAGTTGAATCGTTCCAGGTCTCCAAAGATGTCTGATTTCTCATCTTCTAAATCCCCAAGACGATCATAGTCCAATTTATTACGTGCCCTATCAAACGTGAGGTCGATACCCTGGTCATTAAGTTCTCCAAATCTACGTGTAAATTCATTACTCAATGAAGCGTCTTCCTCCAGCCTACCCAGGCCACGGTTGCGAGCTTGGCTTAACCTAAAGCCACGACGGTTGGATGCACCCACACCACGCTCATCAAGACCTCGTGATGTGAATTCAGTTCCTATATCTTCGTATGCCCTACCCGTCTCTAGGTTTATATCCTGCTCACCTCGGCGTAGCCGAAGGTCTGTTAAACGTCTTTGTTGCTCTCGTGTAAGATCGCTCCTACGCTGCTGAACATCCTCAGCCCTATCAAGGAACCTACCCTCACTATCATAGTATGGGTCTACCTCAGCAGCCGCTTGGTCATCTATTTCACCAAGGGCCTGGTCGCGTTCCTCTTGTGACATGTTTTGAATCTGCTGCAAGAAATTAATGTAATCACGGAATGCTTGCTTCTGCTCATCATCACCAGACTCAATAAGGGCCTGGCTTTTCTTCTCTCTCTCTGCGATGTTAGCACGCCCCTGCTCTGTCTCTGGGTCAAAGCCAGAACTCTTTATCCTGTCTTCGCGACGCTGCCTTCTTTCATCAACAGCAGCTTGTAATGCAGTCTTTTGAGACGCTCGCTGATTTCGGACTCTCTGGTGCTCCTGCCTTTGTGTGACTTCTTTCGCCTCTTTTTCTACAGTCTTAAATACAGAATCAATTTTACTTGATCGTGCGTTAGTCATTGATCGTGTCATCAACCTCTCTTGGTATGCAGCTTCACGCGCTACCTTAGAGCCACTGGTTGTACCGAATTGCTGTTGTGCCTGTTTCCTAGCCTTCTCTCTTATTTGCGCCCCACTCATAAAGAGTTCTGGATTGCTCTCTCGCACTCTGCGTGTTGCCTCATCCCTCAGGCTTCTGCCATTTATTTCTTTCGCAGCAGGAATGACGGGGTAAGTATGTCTCATTATTCGGCCACCTGGACCAGAGATGTAAACCCACTTAGCTTTCACTGGTCCCTGTACAGGTTTAAATGTAGATGCCTTACTTATGTTCCTGGTTGATAATCTCTTATTAGAAGAGTCAAGAGCCGCGCGACGTACTGTATCTGGAGTACGACTACCATCCTCATCACTCCGTCTACCAGCGATTTCTACCTTATCTTTCTTGTGCTTGTATACAGGAGTGGTTTGCTTTTTCTTTGTACGAGTAGATGAATTACGAGTGCTTTCAGTCGCACGACTGCGAAGAGTGCGTCGTGAAGGTCTGCTACCAACTGATGTGCGCCTAACGTAATTTAGGAGCCTTTGTTCGCCTGTAATGTAAGAAGAGTTATTCATATTAGTCGACAATAAAGAATTCATGGAAAGCTCCGGCGTCTCCGTTTGTACCGTCTTGACCAGCAAGACCATCATTGTTATCACCGTCACCTCCTGCGCCACCACTACCAGCAGTGCCGCCAGAAACATCGGTAGTCCATTCAAATACATCTTTTCGTGAAGCAATTAAAGCTGCAACACCACCCGCGCCACCTGCGCCTCCAGCTCCACCACCTCCACTATGAGCGCTTCCTTCTCCTGGTCCTCCTGCCGCTCCATTACCACCGTTTCCACCAACAGCATTAACGGCTCCGTTACCAGAAACAATAGCTGCGACAATCAAGATGTTTCCTCCTGGGGAACCCCCTCCACCTCCACCTCCTCCATCTCCCCCATCTCCACCACCTCCACCTCCGAATCCCTGTCCAGATGAACCACCACCACCACCACCGGCTCCTGCTGAGCCAAAGAATGGCTGAGGCACAAGTGCTGCGGGGTTTGTCCTCCAGCGTGCTACATGATTCAAATTATCAAAGCTACCAACTGATGCTATAGGTGCTGTTACAGAGCCTCCAGCACCAGCAGCGCCTCCAGGTGCACCAGCACCCTCACCTCCAGATGCTCCTCCAGCACCTCCAGCACCTCCAGCATCTCCCGCTACACCTACGGAATTTATTGCTGAACCACCACCACCACCACCACTACCAGCAGTACTAAAGGCATCGTTTCCACCTGCTCCCGCCCCACCTGCTCCAGATGCCACTGACCCATTGAGATAGTTTTGAGATAATGCTGTCCCAGCCGCTCCAGCAGTGAGACCACTTCCATTACCCCCTCTGGAGCCAGCCCTACTTATAGTACCGTAATGACTGAATTTAGTACGCACAGCGATAGAGAATCCATCTGGGTCTACAGTGACACCAGCTTCAATAACCAAACTGTCATAGAACATATTTTTGGTCAGCGTCGTATTGTCAGTTATAACAGTGTCGCCATCCGCCGCGTTACCGAACTCTGAAATAATCGCATTGAGACGCGCAAGTGTTATCCACTGTGTACCATCCCATTGCTCCCACTCACCCGTATGTGGGTTGAGCCAGCGTGTAAATTGGCTAGGGCTATTGGGCCTATCTGGTTGGATAAGTTCTGAGCCGGAGCCAGCCGAAGTTAGTGGGGGTCGTATAAGCATTATTTTACAATTCCGCCGAAGTAACCGAGATTAATAAGCTCGAACTCCGGTACGGCGATGGAGGATGAGCCAGTAATTTTATAGCTAAGGAACTCACCAGAATTTTTTGGTGGGTCGTCTGATGGATTACCAGTGACCTGTATCTCATGGTCAGCAGATAGGGCACTATTAAGATCAACAGTCTCAACGGCAGTACCGTATGAGTTGCCACCAGGAGCAAAGAAGTAACTCTGGACCAATGAACTTGCGGCGTTGTTTTCTTGTCGGATGTGCAAGCTATGGTAGTGGTTTGGCCTCTTCCCGTACTCTCCCTTCTGCCAGTTTTGCTTTTCAATAACGTATGAAATAGCAGTACCATCATCATCATACGTGCTACTTTCTTCAATCTCATATACCTGTCCACTATCTTGTGCACCAGCTACGAACTTCGTTCCGTAGTGGCCTAACACAAGTGCGTCCATAGCGTCCGGCCTATCATCAAGGCTCCAAATCCATCGCACGTTCCCAAATGGGTCTCGCGGAGTATCAAGAGAAGCCTTCACGTTAAGTCGGTACCAGTCATTATCACAACACCAATGGACCTCACCTTTGTGTGTACCAGCACAAGTGGTCCGTAGATTCGCAGAACTTTGTGCGAGAATATTATCATTGATGAAATCTTCAGAGATAGATAGTGGCTCGTTTACCTTACCTCGATTAGCCAAGGCTGCGAGAGAAAGAACACAGAAGCCGTACTCTTCAGAGACGAAGAATATGTAGTCACCGTATGATGTGACACTTTTTGGGGCAGTGGTTCCTACTTCATTAAGAACCTCTACAAATTGGTGACGGTCCGGGTTATCTCCGAACATCACAGTGACACGCCTTCGTTCAAATATAACGAGCACAGACCCGAAGGAATAAACACGTTGGATTGGTGTGGCAAAATCGTACACAGCGTTACGGCTGAAGTGCTCGCCTACACCATTGTCTGAATAGAAGAGACTGGTGCCCTTCCATGCGAAGATACGGTTGTGGTGGACTTCTATTCCATCAAATGCTTTTGCGAAGTTGCTGGTATCAAGCTGCGTGAACGTGGTCCCATCACACTTGTAGAACTCTGTACCAGTAGCGATAAAGAATTCCTGTGCACGAGGGTTCACAGTAAATGCATCTGCGGTGGGGAGTGTATCAAACGCTTCATTAAGGTAGATGATGTCAGCATCATTACCTCCGATGTTTTTAATCTCACTGTTTATAGTAAGAACCTGCTTTGTGTACGCACCGGGAGTCCAACCGATACCATCGTCTTCAATAGATGTAGCTTCGGCTGAGGTAGTGGTACCAGATGTACTGTTGCTAGAGCCTGTATCTTTTGTATTCAACGTAACCATCCATGTATCGGCCTCTGTAAAACCTCCGCCGGGTGCGCTTGCAGTGATTTCGCTCCATGTACTACCAGAAGATTTATAAACTTTTCCTCCGGACATCTTTACATATAACTCAGTGCCCGCATCATCAACGAATGTATGAAGAGCGCGCACATCTGTTCCAGTGGTATGTGTCTGGGAAAATGATTTGATACCTCCAGGGCGAACCGCAAGGGTCTTCAAGTTCTTATTGACGATATTTTGAAGCAACGTAAATTCCCGCTTATCAAGTTTGACACCGCTCCGATCACTGGCTGTGCCATAGAAATTGGCAACAGTGACGGTAGATAACGATGGGGGTACAACAACACGGGTCATGTTCGGTGAATAATGGTAGTGCCTCCGCCACCCGCATCCGGGTCACGAGAGTTCATAAATACAGGTTCATCATCAATGGTACGGTATGCACGACGAGCACGTTCTAGCTCACCGTTGTATCGGCCACTATACTTATCTGCTGTCGCAAATATGGGAGGGGATTGGTCGAGGTACCAAAGTTCTGCGGCTTTAACCGCTATTAAATCTCTAAACTCTTCTGGGATAACTGGTTCCGCACTGGCCCCAGAACCCATAAGAGAAAGCTTCATGGCAAAGAAATACATTGTGGTGCTCGCAAGTGCGGTACCGTTTTTCATTACTTGTAATTGCCGTTGGGTATTACTGTTTCCCCATCCTGCATAGTAATAACCAGTGCGACTGTATCTCTGCTCTAGTTGTATGCGTGGGTATTTCAACTCACCTGCATCTTCGACCCGTTCCATTTCTACAAAGTCAGCATCCATAAGAAGGATTCCACTTGCATCTGTTACGGCAGAATCCTTTGCATATCGAAGAATTGACTTATCAAATTGAGACCAGTCGGACTGCACTTGGCGGTCAGCCAGATCAAGGAAGAGGTCTAGGTCGGCGGTGACTGTAAGCTGGAAAGCAGTCTTACGTTTGAGAGATGCACGCAGTTCAGCGCGAGTTGTAGCAGCCAAGGTGGTAAAGGGGAACTAAGCATTAATATGAGAGTCTAGCCACTCTTTTACCCTTTCATCATCACCTCCATACTTGAGAACCAAAGCGCGGAACTCTGTATAAAGATTTTTGATAGGGCGTAGCTTTATCTCTAAGTTGCTAAGATCAGTAACCTTTGCGTCGTTAAGACTTTTAGACTGTTCAACATCTTGCCTAACGCCATCAAGCTCTTTAAGAGTCTTAGCGTTACTAGCGAGAGTTGCTTCAACCTGGGCTAGATCATCTGCAACAGATTTTTCTCTATCGGAAACTGCACCTTCGCGCTGTCCAACCGACTGCACCTTTTCAGCAAGAGAAGCTTCTTTTGCTTTGAGATTATCCTCACGCTCATCGAGAACACGAGCATTAGAATCGTTGTTTGACGCGGTTGCGGCGCACCCTTGGAGGCGTGACTTGAGTTGGAACTCTGTTCGAGTGGCTTCTTTTTCACGGGTTTCTAAGCCTTTCTCTTTCTCATCGAGGATTGCTTCATGCTCACGCTGTTTAGCGAGGGCAGTATTAGCTTCAGTTTTAAGTGCGTCCAATTTCTCAGACTCCTTATCCTCGTAAGCTTTGAGTTTTTCCTCTGCTTCTTTTAGAGCTTCCTGCTTATTTGTAAGTGACCTCTGCGTATTTGCAACTTCAGTGAATAGAGAAGTTTTCTTCTCCATCATATCAGCAAATTCCGTTTTGGCACTTTCAAGTTCCTCCTTTGCTTTACGTGACTCATGTACGTAAAACGCATATTGCTCAGCCACCTCTTCCATAGAGGATGCCGGTGGTGTAGGAGTAGGTTCATCAGTCATTTTCAACTTGGGTAGCTAATTCAATACGTTTATTCGCAGCAGCGAGCATATCGTTTGCTTCGTCGCGGAGGTCAGTCATTGCTTTCGATTTTTTTGCAATTTCCTTTTCTCCTAATTCGAGTTCGGCCATACGAGCGTCAGCTTTTACGATTGCAGCTTCGGCATCAGCCTTCATATTGGCGGCTTCAGTCTTAGCATTGTCATGTCTCTTTATAAGAGCCATAGCTTCAGTCATTGAGGACATGCCTCGACTTTCGAGTTCCATAAGGAGGTCTATTTCCTTATCTTCCTCGTCTGTTACCTCTGGAACTTCTGGAGCTTCTGGAACTTCTGGAGCTTCTGGAGGAGTGTCATCAGATGGAGGGGCTTCAGCAGCACCTTCATCAGACGGTGGTGTTTCAGTGGGAGGACTCTCCTCAACTTGAGGGGCATCCTCCCCACCAGGGGACTCCGGAGCATCTGACTCCGGAGTATCCACTGGAGTTGTGTCTTCATCAGACATAACTTTTAAAGGGGAAAGAAGTACAAATCCTTACGCTACGGTGTAGGCAGGAATGTAGTGGGCTACGCCACCAATATCAATTTTCAAGAATTCATCAGCAGCCACAGTTTGTGGTGCCTTCATTGTTGTATCGGTAGTACCTGTTGCCTTAAGAACGGAGTCTGCAACGCCAAGAGCGGACATATCAATACCGAGTACACCTGTACCTGTAATCGACATTGCTGCACCAGCAGTAGAGTCATTTTGTAGACTCAAACAAACGGCACCTGTAGCTGCGGTGTTATCGTTAGTAATTTGCACAAGTACACGAGTACCAGTGTCAGAAGAGTCACTAACAAAACTAGCAAGACCTCCTGTAGTAAGGGCATCTCCATCATTCATTTGGAGACCCATACCAGTAGTGATTGTATCAACAGTAGCGTCGATAAATACACCAGTTGCCACCTCTGGATGAACGTGGAAAACCACGACATCAGAGTTATCTTTGATTGCAAACGGTGACGTCGTTTGCGTTTCGTTGAGACGAATAGAAATCGCACGAGAATCGGCATCGAGTACTAGGTCGATGGCCTCAACGCTCGCGTCTGTAATATTCGTCTGTTCCTGTAGTCTTAGGTATTCTTTAGACATAAGATTTAAGTTGGAAGAGAAGAAAAAGATAGGCGTCTTTGGGGACCGGACAGTATATTTCCACGCTTCATCTGGTTATGGACGAGTGGTTCTAGTTCCTCGGATAGCTCATTTTGGATACGACGGTCTGTCTCCTCTTTGTGAGATTCTTGTCGTGCCTCCATAGTATCGAGGTGGGCGTCATTACGACGCTTAGCCTCTTGGAACTCTTCGCGTTCCTTTGGAGAACGGAAGTTCTTGTGAACACCTTTCCACACCTCTGATGAAATATCGGAGTTATTCATAATTATCCAGTAATACCAGTAAGACGACCAGAAGCACGAGCGTTCGTTTGAACGATTTGACCGTAATGAACAAACGGGAATTCATAGTTAGTTTGTCCACTAATACGCTGACCAGTAGCACCATTCATCTGAAGAGCATCTTCAAGGAATCCGAATGGGTGCATTTCAGCAAAGAAGTAACCTTCTGTATCGACAACTTGCATTTCTCCGTCAGCCATGTCAGTCGCTAGGAAGACAGGGTAATCTCCATCAGGAGCAAAGTAAGTAAGTTGTGAAGCACCAGCAGCGAACATACCATCCATGCCCTGGGCCTTGTGAGTGGTGGAACGCTTGTTAGCAGTTAGAAGATCAGAGTAACGCCTCCACTGGGTCTTGTTACCTTGAATGAATACTTTCTTAGGGTCGTTAGCGTAATCTCGAACGTCTGTGATAATACTATCAATATCAGAAATTGCGAGAGTTCCAACAGAAGTAGCCTTCTGTGAAGCGAACCAGAAATTGGTTGCTTTGTTCACGTTCTGGATAGTTCCTGTTGTATCAATGAGTTCTTCGAGACATGCGAACTCGCGGTATGCACTTGAAGCGTAAACATTCTTACGAACGATTACATCATCATCTGCAAAGTTTCCTGCGGAAGAGACGACGAACTTTGTAGCACTTGTGATGCTAGAAACTTCGACTTCATCAGCAGTACCAGCTTCAATAGCTGAAGTGGTACCAATCCAGTATTTACCGGTTGGGAAGATGTAACGTGTAGCTGTTCCTTCTGACGTACCGCCGTTATCCACTGTTACAGTAGTGGATGAAGTGGTTGCAGTGTTCACATACGCTACGATACCGTCGCGTTTGTGAGTTGCCATACGAGAGAAGTCTTTCTGCGCTTGGCGCAGGGAGTTTAGTGCGTGTCGAGATACCTGCTCAACAAGAGCAATGTCATTGTTTCGAGATGCAGCAATAGAAGCACGAGAGAGCTTGAAAGCACCTTCGTAGAATCGGATAGTTGCTTGGGAACGGTCTTCAGCCCTCTTTCCATATTCAAGAGAGACGTCTTCCGCTACCGCGTAACCACCACCGAAAAGAGAGTGTTCATGCACAACGTCGATAAGATTACCTGCTTGCACGGTTTTAACCGGCTGGACACGAGGACGATTAACAGCACCAGTCATCTGGTCAACTGCTTTATCTTCCCACCCGAACATTTGTAAAACGGGAGATGTACCAGTACGCAAGTGGTTTTCTGCGAGCGTTGGGAACACTTTTTCCTTAATGGATTTGCTTGCCGCATCTGAGATGGTCAATAGATCACCCATAAGAGAAGCTTGGAAAAAAGATAGGGATGCTCATGTTTACCTAGAGTCCTAGATTGGCCATGAGACCGGCCTTAAGGTCTGAGATATTATCGTATCTCCTGGGTCCGTTAGATGGAGTTTGACCTCCCTCTGCTGGAGCCGCGATTGTTGGGGGTGTTGGTCCACCGTCGCTACCTTCAAGAATCTTGTTTCCTTTCATCTCTGCGATAGCGTCAGCTTTCAACGTACTGGCAATGACGTCCCAAGGTGCCCCAGCAAGATACTTAAGGTTTGGGTCATATTGGATTGTCTCCAAATAAACCTTCAACTCTTCTCTTGTTACCTGCGGCAATTCTTTACCATCGAATTTCGTGAGAGTTGCTTCAAGCTGCTTTTCATCAGCAATATCAGCATTCTCTTGATCTCTTCTGGCAAATTCTTGATCGACCATTGCTTGGACTTCCTCCGGCTTCTTGTATCCCGACTTCTGTGCAAGTGACTCAAAGAGTGCAAGCTGTCCATCTGGGTCATCGTCTACTGGAGCTGGCGTCCCGCCAGTTGGTGGTTGACCTTCTAGTTCTGCAATTCGAGCCTCAGCAGCGTCGGCTCGCGCCTTCTCTGCATTCTTGGCTTCAGTCTGCCGTCCAATAATATCTTTACCGTATTGAGGCAGTGCATCGTATCCACCCGACGTCTGGCTTGAAGGTGGCTCACTATTTGCAAGTGGCTCTCCGCTTCCAGGGGGGACGGGATTGTTCGGGTCATCTCCGTTCGTTGGTGGGTTCGCAGGTGGCTCGGCTGCGGGTGGAGGTACGGGTTCTCCACCGGTTGGTGTAACGCCTGGTTCATCACTCATGGTAGTAATTGGAATGTGATATAGCCCACGTTTTTTAAACGGGGTAGCTTCCCCTATTGGCAATGTACTACCCCCACAAAGAAAGGCCGTCATCGAAGTACACACAACTTCCGTAGACAGTTACCCATCTACGCGACCCTCCTTTGTGGGAGTAGCAAGCAAATCCAGTGTTTTAAAAGAGCGCATTTATTCTTATACAGTATTTTCCTCCTCTTGACTGCGTGCACCGTTGCGCACCTCTTTCATCACGAGCTTATGCTCTTCTATATGCTTAGCGACATTCTCCATACCTTCCACATCTCCAAGTGCTTGTAGCTTCTTTTGCTCTGTATTATGAATCTCCATGTGCACCCCATGTTCATCTGATGCGCGAACTTCAAGGAAAGCTCCGCCACGCATCATCTGGTTTTCAGCTTGAGCCATCATGCGTGCTGGAGAATTAAGGTCTTCCATCATCTTGGTAAGCTCTCGCTGTGAACCGACAGTCCATGATCGACCCACGAGACGGTCCATAATTGGGTTTTCTCCCGGCACATAACCAACTCCGATAAGTTCCTTCACAGCTTCCTGCTGTTGGAAGTCGGAGTATGCGCTGCCTACAACGATTTCTACTTCAATATCTGTAAACGCCTGTAGGCCAGCTACATCCTTAAGGTCTCGTAATGTCTTCGCCTCTTCTCCAATAACATCAATACGTGTGCTCTCTCCTGGCTCAGTCTCAATAAAGACAGGCTGCCTAATGTTCAAGTTCTTAGAAGCAACACTCAATGTCTTTGTGGCTACACGCTGCAAATATGTCTTCAAGTTATCTCCTGCCGTAGCACTGTTCTGCTCATCGTTAGCCTGTAGCTGCGCTAGTGCCACTCCAGAAATTTCACCTCCAGATGACCGGCCATAAGACTCTCCGTGCACACCGGCTACAGTCTCAAATTGCTGGACAGCATTATCGAAGTGTTGGAAGTGTGTCTGTGGTAGCGCTTGCATATTAAACTGCTCTATATCTCCAATAACCGCATCAAAAATCTGACCATGCTCGCCGGCCAGAGGAACGGCAACGCTCTTGTCGCTCCTGCGCCATCGGCCCTGGAGAGATGTATCTATGTACCCTTCGATGCTGCTGAAAATCTTATTGATAGATTTCTGCAACGGGACCCAATCCGAACATGGTGGGCGCTCGTAGAACTTGTCCGTATCTCTTGGCTTATACAAGTCGATAAAGTCATCGAATGAATCGTACTGGTGGAATTTTCCTTTACCAATAAGCTCATCTCCAATGATGTTGTATTCATAAATTCCTTTCCCTTGTGGCGTTTCTTTTATAACAAAGTATTGGTTCCGCATGTACATACCTTTTGGCGCTGAACCTCCATGCTGATTTCGTATGATGTCATCCTTAAGCTTAGATTGCGCATACCTCCCTGCCGATACCAACTGATCGGCTTGCTCCTTACCAATATCTGGCATTTGCTTTATAGCCTCAAGAGAAATAGGGGTACTAATATTGAGTGTCATCCAGCTCTTTGGATGGTTCGCTGTTGGGTCTGGGTAGAAGTCCCACGCATCGTAAATGTTAAGCTCTGGCTTACTTCTCTTTTTATCCCACGAAATAACAGTGGGTGTAACACCACGCTTATCACCGTATCCAATTACCTTTTTCACCTTATCCCTCCAATTCTCTGTGATGTATATACTTTGTAGATATGCGTTTGCAGCATCAATATCTTCAGAGGATGCGACCATCCCATGAGACTGTTTGACGTGCCAACGTGGTGGGTTTTTTGTAAGCCTATTCTGTCGGATGTCTTCTGCACCCGGCATCAAATTTATCTGTCTCCATACTTCATGCGGGGATAGCGTTTTCTTTCGGATGTTACCATCCTCATCCCACCACTCCGTATGCTTACCATTAAAGAAGTTTTCTACTGTTGCACACCAGGCTTCCCATTGTGTGCGCACCGCTTTCGCTTGCGCAAGTTTTACCTTTGAATCTGCAATAATTCCCTCCTTATCTGAATCTGTTAAATCTGTAGGCATATTAAATTACGGGGTCGCGTTTAAAAATCTTGTCCAAAGCTTGTGATGTAAGAGTCCCGTCTGGAGCAGTCTCACCGGTTGGCTCTACTTTAACTGGCTTTGGTGCTTTCCGTGGCTTCTGTGTAAGTCCTCGGAATTCTGACAACGTGGTTGCTGCATTCAATTTCGACACCTTCTCCGATAAGCTAGACAAAAAATAGAACGCAGCTATGAGCACTGCCGAGATGCACACAGTGAGTACGCTAAGGAAAATCGCAAGTCCATTAGTCATGTTGATAAATTATACACACTGAACACATGTTGTCCGACGCAACCCCTTGCGCTATAATATTGTACATGCCCCACTTACTCCTGCGGGAATACCGCGAACGCAAAGGTATGAGTCAGATTAGATTATCTGTTGTATCGAGAGTGGAGCGACGGACAATCCAATACATTGAAAACGGCACAACCAAAAATCCATCACGTCTCACAATGGTAAAACTGTGCACAGCACTTGAAACCAGCCCCATTGATATTTTCTTCCCCGAATTCACATGCCAGAAGAATCCCCAAAACCAGTAGTCACACTTGGTATACCTACCGGAGAATACTTCACTGTATGCAGTGATTTCCATAAATGCCTTACTCAGCTTATTTGCTACAGCTATGAGAATAATGTTGTCGAAAAGATCAACCTCATATATGCACAATCACCCAACACAGCAGCCAACCGAAACACCATCCTCAATCTGCATGAAGGGGCTTATATGGTGCAAATAGACGCAGATATGACGTTCCCACCTAACGCCCTTGAGCAACTAATTGATACAGCAGAGAAGTTCCCCAATGCAGTCATAACAGGATTTGGATGCGTGGGCAACTCCCCAAACTTCCCAGCTATCTACAAGTGGGACGGCGATAAGATGGAAGCGCACCCCACCGCAGATTGGCCAGATGAGCCATTTGATGTCGGTGTGTGTGGCAGCTTTGGCTTCCTGGTCCCAGACAACATTGTAAAGGTTTTAGGAAACCAGGCATTCAACCACATCATTGTGGAGAATAATGAAACTAAAAAGACCAAGGAAATAGAGCACGACTTTGCATTTTGTATCCGGGCACAAGAGAATGGATTCAGAATAGTGTGTAATCCCGACATTGAATTTGGACACATACGGCCATACCCCATTGGTAAAAGTGACTGGCTCGCACAAAAGGAAATTGTTCTCGCTTCAGAAAAGGAAGCGAAAAAAGGCGATAGCAAAATTACCGTAAAGGAATAAATGATTTCCGAAAACGAAATAAGAGACCTCTCCCCAAAGGAGATAAAAGAGCTAGATAAGACACTCTTCAATCGACACTGGAGGATGGATAATATCTACCATATCCAAACGAAAGACTCGCGTCTCATGCAGTTCAAATTGAACCCAGTCCAGCAGGTGGTAGACCAGCAGACAGAGGGGCACCAGCGCATCATGCAGCTAAAATCCAGGCAGGTTGGTATGAGTACATACTGGCTACTACGGGAATTGGATGATGTTATGTGGACTCCCCATACTACATGTGCTGTTTTAGCGCATGACTTAGCCACATTAAACCTCTTGTTTGAAATCGTAAAACGTGCTTATGACAATATCCCAGAGATAGAATTGCCAAATGGCCAGCGATGGGTGAAGCCGTTCGCTGACCGTGATACCACTCGTATGCTTAAGTTTAATGAGATGGATAGTAAAATCTACGTCGACTTGGAGGTGCGTGGTGGTACCATCCACCGTCTACATATATCTGAGTCTGCGTTCGTAAAGGATATGAACTTGGTATGGGCGGCCACGCAAGAGTCTGTTCCGGTAAAGGGAGGGCGTATTGTGGTGGAGACTACAGCGAATGGTAAGGGAAACTGGTTCAACCAAGAATGGGAAAAGGACCCATCGGTATGGAAGAAACTATTCTTCGCATGGTTCGACCATCCGGATAACTACATGGACGTTCCATTTAAAGGGAACCTCACAAGGTATTCCCAGGAGCATATAAAGAGAACTATCACCCCAGAAGAAACAAAAATGAAGATGGAGTATGAACTAAATTTGGGCCAGATAGCGTGGTATAGATTCAAGATGGACTCCTACCCAGATGGCGATAAGCACTTAATGAAACAAGAGAACCCGTCGAATCCGGAAGAGGCGTTTATCTACGCTGAGGGGAGGTTCTACCCAGAATTCTCTCGCACACTGCATGTGCTCCCTGACCACGAACCACCTCCAGGTGTGAACAAATTTGTTAGCCTCGACTATGGGTGGAGTAACCCGTCCTCTATTGGGCTATGGTATGTGGATTACGATGGAAACTGTATTAGATACAAAGAGGGGTACCACAGATATTGGCCAATCGAGGAGCAGTGTAAATGGCTTAAATCTCATGGATTCACCACTGTCGACTTTGGAGACCCATCCATCCACGCAAAAAACCAGCAACGCATGGGTAAGGTGGAGTCTCTTGCAGATGAATACAAACGATATGGGGTCCTATTAAAGAAAGCGAACAATGATAAAGGAGCTGGTTTTCCACGCATGCGTGACTACCTCAAGCTGCGGAACAAACACAAGAACCCGCTCACTGGAGTTAGCCCAGCACCTACACTTTACTTCTGTGAGGGGTGTACAAATAGTATCCGTGAGATGGAGACTATCCGCTATGCGAAGCCGCCGGGGGCTGGTGCAATGAACCAGGAGGCAAAAGAAGACCACGAGAAAACAGAGAAGGTTTCTCACGCATGTGATGATATTCGATACTTCATTGTGTCGAGGCCGCGTACCCCGACAGAGGAAGTCGACATACCACCAAACACTCCACTTGACCGCATGCAGAGACACAATATTGGTGGAGGGGCAAAGCCGGATACTACTGCGTACTAATCCTCCCGTGGATAACGTCTATATGTCGTAACCACATCTTCGCCTCTCTGTTAATTTCAGCGAATCTGGCTTGCATATCCTCCACCCTATCCGCTTCGCGTATTGTTTTTTGGTGAGCCTTATCATTCTGGAGTACTGCCTCTTTATGTGCTTCGGCGTCCATTTCTTGATGGTGGAGTACGTGCGGGCTGTGTCTTACTTTGCTCAAATCTGTATACAGGCTCATCATTCTCTGCGGTAGCTTCTGCGGGAGCCAGAAGCGTGTCGTACAGCATCGACCATTGCTGCGCAGTGATAGCGTACCGTGTGTATGCGGTATCAATTTTGTCTATCAGCAAACCGACTTTTCCAGCATACTCTACCCCCGTATATGCTTTACGCGTCTCATGCACCATCATCATAATGCGAGTGAAAAATGCTGAGTCTCCCTCATGCGCCACCTCGAAAGTTTCATCTTCCATATACCTCATTATACTCCTAATCAGAAAAGAGGGGAGCGACTTCGCCCACCCTCTGTTTCTGCCTTTTTTCAGCCACCTACGCACTAAGTGACTTCAGCTTCTTATCGTAAGCTGCCTGTACAGTCTTGCTTTCCTCCTGCGTCAAATCCGCACCCTCCAAAACAAGGGACTTATAGTCTTCCAGTGACTTAACATCTTCTGCTTTCTCGATAGGAGCGAGCAGTTGTTCGACTTTGCTTGGGGCGCCCTCATCTGGCGTCGTCTCTTCTACAGCTTTTTCCTCTTTCTTCTCTTCAGTCTTTTCATCTTCGACTTTCGGCTTCTTAGTCCCCTTTTCAACTGGAGGCTTAGACTCCGCCTTACTCTCCCCCTCGCTGACCGATTTAATGAAAGCGCAGTTATCCGCTTTTTCTTCCTTGGTGGTGACATAGGTTTCTATATTAACATAGAACGCCTTTGTGGAAGGGTCTGGCTCACTGTGCATAATGATGATAGTAGACACCATGCCCTTAAATTGGCTGGCATCGAACATTGTTTCTGTGAACTTCTCACCATCAACCACAACCTCTTTCTGGTTTCTGAATGGTGGCTTACCGGTGAGGGCTTTGCACATCTTATAGAAGCGTGCACCTTCTCCACCTTCTGGAGAATACCAGGGTGAGAATGCAATATGCTTTTTTGTCTCTTTACCGTTTGGACCATCTGATTCGTAAGTCTCTTCGGTCTCCCACCAGAGCTTGAATAGTTTGTCGCCTGGCTGGGCGTCCTTATAGTGCGACTCTTTCTCTTGTACCTTAGTACACACTGCTGGATAAGAACCCTCATCGAGTTTAGGGTATTCGATTTTCTTGCGAAGATTGCGAACAACACCTGCGTCTTGCGGTGTATCGTTGCCATCTTCACTCATTACTTCTGTGACATCAGTCATAGAAACGGGGGGAAAATAATAAGTCTGGTGCTTCACTGTTTGCACGCGACTGACACACTGTACATTTGTATATGTATGAACGCAATAGCAATTTGCGACAAGCGCAAAACTTTGCAAGCGAAACAAAGTGCGCTATAGTGTCGCACATGCCGGACAGCAATGGTAACAGTTCATCGGGTTCATCTCTACAAGTGGGCACGCAAGGGCTGTCCGGTTTTTGCGTGTCCACTTGTGAGGATGGCGACAGACCAGTAACCATTGAGTCCATGCAAATATGCAAGAAGGAATCAAATGGTGAACACATTCCAATGTTCCGTGAACCAAACCCCATAGCAAAAGGATGGGAATGGAATGTCTGTAAACTTTGTAGAAAAAACTTCCCCGTAAAACCCTATGGCAAGAAAGCGTAAATTCATCGACTACGAAGAGGTTCGTGAAATCCCCATCCATGAGGTGGCGGAGTGGCTTGGGATGCGCATACGAAAAGATCAAAGCGGATGGGTGATGCTGGAGGAAGATGGTAAAGGAGAGACGTCGCTACACCTCTTTAATAGAAACAATAAATGGAAACGGTTCTCCGGAATTGAGCAAAATGGGGTTAGCCAGGGTAGCACAATGGACCTTGTAATGCACATAAATGGTGTTGATTTCCAGGAGGCCGCACAACAACTTTCCCGCCA